CGGCCTCAAGAAGCCGATCAACGTCGCTAGGATGAAATGCAGCGCCGGCGGCGGTTACCGTTATCGTTCCTGTCGTGGCGGAGAGCGTCAGGGGCGCGATCGGCTTGTGACCAGCCTCGTATGTCATGATCGGCGAGAACGGCACATCGGAGAGCACCCACGACGTGTGGGTTATGCGCGTCAAGGCGCGCGGCGGGTGCGCTACGTGATGCAGGAACAGAACATCGGCGCTTTGCGTCCACGTCAGTTCCAGCACCTGCTGTTCGGTGTAAGTCGAAGCCACCTCGTACGGCACACCAGCAAGCACGACGGGTGCTTTGTCGGCGAAGAACCGGAAGTATCCGGCGCCAGCCTCTATCGTGTACTTCTGGGTGATCGAGAAGCGGAACGAAATGAGCCGGGCGCGCGATGCGTGACTCTTGACAGCTGCAGAAAAGCGCCATCCCGGGCGCTTCACAACGCCCCCTTCCTTGAGGCTAATCAGGTTTTCCAGCAGGAGACAGCCGTTCTCCTTAGCCTGCAGCCCGTGACGCGTCGCCAGCCGCGGCGATATCTCTCCTGCCGTGAAGTTGTTGCGAAGGACGTTGAGCCTACCCACGACCCACTCTTTCAATGTTGAGCGGAGCGCGCGAGCAGTTGTCGAACTCGCAGGCGATAGCCACAGCTTGCACAGCGGTGCCGCCCATAGCCATAGCTCCCAGCGCCAGCTCGCGACCAGACCCTATTGCCACGAATGGGCAATCCATAATTTCCGCCTCTTCCAGTGACTCATCGATGTGGAACACTCTTGCGTCCTGCGTAATAACAAGCCCCTGGAAACGATCTGTTCTCCTGTCTTCTCTGCAAACGGGTCGCTCCCCTTCTCCATTCAGCCACGCCACGACCCTTACCGCCATAGAGTAGCTTCCTGCTGTCCCAAGAAGCCTCCCGTCATTCAATTTGAATAATTTACTGCTCTTGCCGAAGTAAACGCCGTTTGCGTCCCACGACGCCGTGTCAGCCACGAGCATGTTATTCCGATAGGCTATTGTCGTCATGCGGTCACTCTCCAAGCCATGATTGGAGCATCCCTGCGTCCCATGCGTCCGGCGCCGTCTGGTCTATCCAATTTCCGACCCGCGCCGGCTCAACCGTGCCTTCGGAAGCGTCTGCGCCGCGCGCCTCGCGGATGGCGCGCTCGTAGAGGACCCTCGCCATCTCCATCGAGCCCTCCGATCCTGTTATCTGCTTGGCGTTCATTGCAGCCCAACGCAGGCCAACGGCGGTGGCGAGCAGGGCGCCGATCGGAATATCCTCGCCGTCGGAAACAGGCGCGCCCGCGGCGTTGATGGTGAGGTCGCGCGTGTAGAAGATGCGCAGAGGAGACGGGGCGCTGGTCAGCAGTCTCCTGCCCTTGCGCCTCCACTTGTATTGCACGCCCCACAGATTTTGCACCTTCAGCGCGTCTGCAGGCAGCAAATACTGATAGGCATACCCGAACTGCGGCACGGTCAGTTCGGCAGCGAGCGTCGCCATCTCCGTGGCGTCGTTCCACGGCTCGGCTTCGAGTACAGCACGAAGCGCCACTCGAAACGTCGCGCTGGCGGCATTGGCGGCGACCGATCCATCCGCGAAGGACTGAATAGGCCGCCGGTCCAAGGCAAGCACGCCGATGTTGACAATATCGACGGGGGTCATCGTCGATCAGTAGGCGTAGAGGATCGAGCCCTTGGGCGTCGCAGCCGCCGGGATCGTGCTGGTCCCCACCGTAGCGAAGACGACGTAGCCCGACAGGCTGTCCATCGCCGCGTTGATCGGGATGAAAGAAATACCCGCCGCCGCGACATCCAGGTCAACCTGAAACGCGTCTGCGGATACGGCAACCGCCGTCGTGCCGTCGCTCTTGGTGTGCGCCTCGTACCCGATATCGAGCACGCGCGTCGCGCCGAACGCAGAGCGGGCAAGAACAATGCCAATGACGAAATGCTTGCCGGGGGGCATCTTGCGCAGCCGCTGCATGCTTGTTGCATCACCCGCGGCGACGCCCTGAGTGAAGTCGAACGGCACCGCGCCGACGCGCAGCTTGTCTTTGTCGAAACCGGGGTAAGGCCCAGCAACCGTGGCCTCCTCGATCTTCAACATCAGGGTGGATTCTGTCGTGACGGCCATATTAGTTATCCTTCTCTACTGATCCGCGGTTATTCGTCGCACAGGATTTCCGCACACAGCTTCTCGTTCGCCCTCGCGGCGGCAATCTTCATGTTCACAGTAGCCTGCCACGGATGAAGCTCGATGCCGTCCAGCTGAGTCAGCCGCGGCGATGGCTCCTTGGCCGTCTTGATCTTTATGCCCTCTGCCATCCACACAGGGCACCGTCGATGGGATCCGGATACGGTAACCGGCAAATTCTCCGAGTGATGAAACATAATCCCGATGTAGTTGATCCAGCCCTGCGCCGTGAACTGACCGAGGATCGACATCCGATCGTTTAGGGTGTCGTCATTGAGCAGGTTCAGAAACTGCTTAGACGACACAGCGATGTGGATTTGCGGGCTTCCGGTGTTGTACTTGGTCGCCTCGTTGCGCAAAAACAGCGCAAACGCTTCGTTGATTTTCCAACGGTTCATTCCTGTTGCGGCGGGGGTCACTCCCGGACCCAAAACATCGACTGCGATCGTCTGTGCAGCTGGCCAAGTGATGTCAGTGTCACCTGCTGGCGCAAGCATGCCGCGCTGTGTCGGTCCGAAATACTGTTCGATCCAATACCGATCCTTCTCCGTGTTGAAGCTGGCTCGGAAGTACTGAATCACCGGATTTGTCGGATCCGACAGGTTCACGGTGTCCGTGACAGACGGCCAGTGCTTGTGGTCCTTCCACATCCGTGCTCTGAGCCACCGCCGAGTGAACTGCAATTCACTGATAACAATTGGGTTGTAGGCGTGCGGGTTCGTCACCACGGCCGGCCGGCCGAACGCGGCCATCTCGTCGAATGCGCTGCCGTCCGTAGTGTCTTCACCTTCGTGCGTGGCGGAGAACTGCCACAGACGTGTGTCGTCCTGCTGAAGCGCCATCTGAATAGAGGCGCTGAAGGCAATGTTACGTTCGTGTTCGTTTGGCAGGAGTGCCATGGTACACCTCGCGTTGAACAACCGTTAGTGGGTTGCCCGCGAGGTGCGGACCCGTTGCTGCCAGTGCGCCGGCCGCCAGCGTCGTCAGTTCGTTTGCCGACCCTCTCAGGTTGCCGGCTGTATCAGATCAGCCCTCTTTTTGCTGTGCGACGCGCTTGATCGCATCTTCCCATTGCTTCATTGCGATCTGCTTCGCCCCAGGGTCAACCATACCGCCAAGCTTGGCCCTGAAATCCTTATCGGCGATGAGCGCCTGCAATTCATCCTGCGGCGTTCTCTGCACGCTGAAGCCGCTGGTCGTCGGGCCGTCTTCGGAGATGTCCTTGCCGATGGACGCCAAGACGCGGCTGAAGGTCCGGTCGTAATCGTAGGAATTGAGCCACTCCGCCAGCTTGTCGCCGCCGTACCGCTGCAAGACGCGATCCCGATAGGCCATGCGGGAGTCGTACTCGGCGCCCCACTCCTTGCGCAGAGCCGCGTCTGCGGCCTCTATGCGCTTGGAGATTTCAGCCTCATGCGCCTGCATCGCTTGCAGGTTTGCGCTGTGGAGTTCATCGCTGAGGGCCTGCACCGTCGCCGTCGGCATGTTGTGCTTGTGGAAAAACGGCAGCCGCGACTTGATCAGGCTCTCGTCGTAGGGAAAGCTCTCAGGCAGGTCCTTTGGCTTCTCGATCTTGTAGCCTTCCGGCGTATCCGGCCGGCCGAGCGCGGCATGCACCATGTTCCAAGACTCTGCAGGTGCGCCCTGATCAGGTATGCGAAACACCCTTTCCGGAGGAGAGTGCAGCATCTTCTCTGCGTGGGCGTGTGAGCGCGCGATCTTCTCGACCAGCTCGTGGGGGTTTTCGACCCTATCCCACCCCTTCGCGACCGCCGCGACCTTCAGGTCATCCGGCCACGTCCAGGTCGTCGGGACAGCAGCGGGCGCTGTCTGAGCGCCGGGAGTAGTTTGGTCTACAGCAGCATCGGTTACCCCCGGCGCGGGGACCGCTGTGGGTTCGTCAGTCACGTTCGAATTCTCCGCTTCTCAGGTGTTCGTCCACTCTCGCACGCACGTCGTCGGCAGTCGTAGAAAGCTGTGAATAAATCCAGTGTATCACGTACCGTGATCCTTCGTTGAACGCGCTGTCATCGGTGGATCCCGGGACATGCGTCGTCCCCATCATCCAGAACCGAGTCGCGAGGTCTGTCAGCACCCACTTACCGACTTCCGTGCCGAATGTCTGGTGGTAGCAGCTGCGGCGCTTGCTGAGCCGACGGAACAGATCAAACACCGCCAGCTCTCCCCGCTTCGGCCGCGAGCTTGGCAGCTGTCGCGCCCGTTATTGCAGCCTGTCCCAGCTCGGCAATCTGTTGTTTCTGATCGTCTGCGGCACGCTGTTGCGCCACGTCGTCGCGACTGCGCAGCATCACGGCAGGCGCACCATACGCTTCGTGCAGTTCACGCACGCTCTCGTCGCCATCGATGTTTGCAATCGCTCTCGGATCAAACTGCGCAACCAGCGCCGATGCTTCGAGTGTGCGCTGGATGGATTCAGCCTTGGTCAAACGCTTCATCCGAGCAACAGGAGAGGAAAACTCCACCTCGAAGTCAGACAGCGAGTACGGCGGCTGAGGGGGCTCTATCGCGCCGGCGCGCAATAGAATGCCGAAGAAACGCTTTCCTGCCGGCACGGCCATTTCCTGCTCGAATCTGCCGACTGGCCCGCCTATCCTGCGGCGCATCTGGTTCTGGCGCCCTATCCACTCAGTAGCCGTCATATTCGGAGACTCGGGGGGCTGAAACAGGTAATAAAACATTATCTCGCGGATCATGTTTCTGCGGTCAGCTTCCTGTTCCATTGGAATCGGTAGTTGCGCGGGGCCAGGGAACTGCCGCACCTCTGGATTCTGCCCGGCTGCGCTGGTGTTGTACACGTGATCGGCACCCGGACGACGCATCGCGCTGAGGCCGCGCGCAAACATCCCGTCTGGGTAATAGGTCTCTGGGTTTGAAATCCGCTGGCCTGCGGCGAGATTTGACCTGCCCATGGAGTTGACGCGCAACACCTCGTCAAGCACCGTCATCACCTGCGACCAGCCGTACGGCGAGCACGACCTACGGTCAAAGCGTGGGATCATGAACGGGAATTCCATGAACCCACCCTCGTCAAGCACTTTCTTGGTCTGCACCTCGATGTAGCAGCTCGCCCAGGGCATGCGCATGCGGTGCTGGCCCGGCATAACCTCCCAGCGCGGGTAGACGCCGTGGATAATGTCGATCTTCTCGCCCGGGAAGCGGTCAATCCGGTTGCGCACCTGGTCGGACGCCCGATCGCCCCACGTTTCGACCACTTGGCGCAGTGTCATGGGGTAGCGGCGGATGCGCGTATCAACGACGCCGTCGGCGTTCTCTGCAATGACGACTTCGCTCGCCGGCTCGAATTTGCAGACCAGATGCGAGCCTGGCCGCTCGGTAACGAACATCACACCGTGGCCAAGACCACACGTCGACCGCTCCGTCAGGTGCCGTGTGGTAGCCCACCCGGTAAGAGGGTTGTTGATCGCTGCGTTGAGATTGTGCGTCGCGTAGTCCGCCCACCGGCTGGCGTAGCCGCCGGTGTTAGCCTCGCCGTCGTCACGCGGCACCACCTCGTAGGCATCCTGATGGAAAAGCATATCGTCGATCCCCTCGACCATGGAGTCGAGACACTCGCGGATCGTGTCGTCCACCGTGGGCGAGGTCAGCGGGCCGTCAGGATCGACGCCGAACGCAGCGGCCTCAGCAGGCAGCGAGTAGCGCACGATCTTCCGCCACTGCGTCAGGGGCCGCTCCTGCGCCAGCTCATCCCACCGCTGGATCAGTCGGGTTGCGAGGTCAGTCATGGCGTGACCGCATGAGCCGTTTTAAGGGCCGTACGTGCGCAACTCGCACTGCCCCGCCACAATCCCGGCGAGGGCAGCTCGCGAACGCTGCAACGTTCCTGTGGCGTGCCGACGGCCATTTCGCTCATCATTGCCCCAGCAACGTAGCCGGCGCCGTCGGCACGCGATCGACCAAGCCGACACCGCCGGTTATCATCGTCGAACGGCGGCCGGACGCCATGCGATTGCGGCGCTCCTCCAACCGTCGCGCCTCGTTCGCCGCCGCATCGTCGACCACAGGTACGGGGGCCGGTGGTGGGGGTGCCTTTGGTGTTCCGCCCATTTCTCAGCCTTCCATCATATTCCACGGCGAGACGTAGCTCGGTT